TGTATATTAATATTATAGTCTTGTAGTCCGTTTTCGGACTGATTAAAGTCCGTTTCGCTTCTGTTCCATGTTTTACATTTTTCTGTAAATCTTAGATACTTTGTTTTCCCAAAAGAACTCAACTCAATAAATCCTCTGTCTGCAAGTTCTTTAATGTTTTTGTAAACTCTTTTAGGGATTGAAAAAAGCAACGGAAAATCATCTACCATTTTTGTTTCTGAATATTGATACCAAACAATGCCATCAACCGTAATTGTATTAGTCCACGTTGGCAATGTCATACACGCTGCAAGCGTTGTTGTTTGAACAATAGTCAGTTTATTCGCAACGGCGAATCTTTGGTCAATCAAAATATTGTAAGTCATAATTAAAAAAGAAAAGCCCCAATTAGAGCCGTTACACATCTAAAAGGGGCTTTGTAGCTAATTAGCAAATATCTTTCAATCGGTAACGGTCGATTGTTTTACGCCACAAATATAATACTTTATTTTTATTCCACCAAATGCACGGGCTTAAATGCTTCTTTTACCTTGAATAAATTTCCCTCGCTTTCGTTCGGAACAATCGTAACAACCGGATAACGGGAACGGTCGCCGGGCTTTTGAGAAACTGCAAATTGTACGTTCATATCAAAGATAATTCCTTTGACGAACTTCTTTTCTTCCAATATGGCGTCGAATGTATCACGGATATTGGGTATTGTTGACGCCGTACCCTTTGTCGTGAATTGCCATACCCCGCCAACGCCACGAACCAACGGAACAATAAAAGTTACGGTTAACGTTACAATCCATCCGTCGCCGCCATTCTTAACAGCCCGGTTTGGGTGTTTTTGCGCAACGCCTGCCATTAAATCGGGATAATCCTTTGTACTATATTGACAATATTGTTTTCCGTTCCATACAAAGAACGTTTCCCCGTCGCCGTATGCTATGCGTCGCCCGTCGTCGTCCCGGTATTCGTACATTTCATTGCAAACCTTTTCCGGGGCGTCGTCCGGGAAAACAATCTGTATTGTTTGCGGTTTCTCGCCGTATGCTTTCGTAAACAATCCTGCATACTTTCCGGTTGGTATAAAATAATCAACGCTTTTTGGGTATTCTTTGCCGTTTGCCGCCTTTTCCTTGTACCCTACTTTGATAAACCCCACACGTGGCAAAACAACACGTTGTATGCCGGTGGTTGGTCTGTTTATGTTTATACGTCCTTTCATAATCAAATATCAATTTCAGTATTCAACAAATCTTTCTTTTTCACGGGTTCCGGCTTTTTAGGCTGTTTTTCTTCGATTTTAGCCACTTTTTCTTTTTTTGGTGTAATTGTACGTTTTGCGGTTTTCTTTTCCTTGACGGGCTTGTTTTCCGCCGTTTTTGCCGTTTTTCGTGTGGTTCTCTTTACGGTCTTGGTTTTCTTTTCCTCCGGTTCCGGTTGTGGTTCGGGTTCCGGCTGTGGTTCGGGTTCCGGGTCTTTCTTCAAATCCTCAACGGTAACGGCTTTTTCCGGTTCCGGCTTTTTCTTTTCCGCCGGGGCTTTGCTTTTAACAAGTTCCGCCAACGTCAGCGAAACAATATTGTTTGTCAAATCCGGTTCGTTATCCAATGATATTTCCCCGGAAACCGCCGTAAATGTATTATCCCGTTTTTCGTCCTCAATTGCTGCCAACTCCAAAAGATACGGGATTTTCTTTGCGTTCGGGCTGTCTGTTTGGTCTTTCAAATTGTACGTCGGTTTCTTTCGCCAATCTTTCGGGCTAAAATTGAAAACACGGTCAATCGGAATATCCGGGAAATTTTCGTTCCACATCATCGCATATAAATGCAACTGAATTTCCGCTTCTTCGTAAAATCCTTTGCGCCCGCTTTTGAAATCCACAATTGCGTTTATGTATTCTTTTGAACCGGGCTTTGATAACATCGTACACGGTAAATCAATCATTCCGGCGTAATTATGAACGGGGTGTACCAACGCAATTTCCACGGCTAACGGTTTAACGTCATAATCCAAAACAAATTGCGCAAATGCTAATATATCCTTTTTGAAATCATCAGCGTAATAAATGAAATCGGCGGGCAATTTGTTGTTATCAATATAATCTTTCAATTTGGCTTTCAATCCGTCCAAATCATAAACCCGGTTAATTATAAGTTCCTCAAATTGGGCGTGCATAAATGTACCATACGCCGCCCGTTCTGCTTTGTATCGTTCCGCCTCGTCAATACCTTTGTCGGCAATCCATTTTATCAGAAACGGCGATTGTGGCATTGTTTGGGACAAAATTGTTGTAACTGACGGATAAAATTCCGGGGTTCCGTTGTCGTCAAACTTGTAATAATATCGGTGTCCTTTGCTGTTTAGCTGCCATACTTTATACGGCGGTTCAATCAACGCACCATCAAAAAACATTGCTGTCATTTCCTCAACCGTCATGCCCGGCACAATTTCAAAAGCCCCGGCGGGCTGTTCTATTTCGACGGCATCCAATCCGGGGACAATCTGTTGTTCATCGTTTATTTCCGGGAATTTATCGGCGGGCAATTGTCCCATTGCTTCCGCCAACTTCTTAACCGCATTTACTGCGTTACCCATTGTGTTTGCAATACTTTTTTCCGGGTTTTCCGGCTGTTTCTTTTTCGCTCTCATGTTATTTGCTCTTTAATTCGTTAAACAATACATAAACCATTAATCCACACATTGCAGAAAACAAAAAATGGATATAATTCCAAAATCCGGCAATAAAACATATTACTCCGAAAATGCTAAATATCATTGCAAAAACCTTTGCTTGCCACGCATCGGAAAAGAAAACATCAACCATCTTTTCCATTTTTTCGATAAACTTCTTTTTCATGGTTTTAATCCTCCATTCCAAACAGATAATCGGCGGAACAACCGCACATTTCGCAAATTATTACTACCCATTCCGGAACAATCCTTTTGGTTGTCCCGTTGCAAAGATTTGTCATATTTACCTGCTGTGCACTTTCGCTTGCGCCCTCAAATAAACGGGCTGCAATATCCTTTTTCAATACCTTTTTTCCGTTCGCCTCGGAACGGGCGATTGCTTCATTTACTCTTAATTTCATATTGTTTATTTTTATGGTTATTATTCTACGTGTCCGCAATGTTTGCAGGTTTTTTCCTCAAATATCGGTTCGTATTCATACGGGGTTAAATACCCATCGCCGCCGCAACATTTATAATCGGCGTCGGTAACTTCCATTTCTCCGCCACATACCGGGCAATCTCCTTTTCCGACCAATACCAAATTCAGAAATGCGTCCAAATGTTCGGAACGTACAACCGAAATTCCGGTTGCTTTGATAATGCCGACAACATCAGAAACCGGAACGTCACGTTCGATACTATCAAACAAAGTGCATCCCCAAAATTCCGGGTCGTCTTGTATCATTTCCTTTTGGATTAATTGGTTTACAATGATTGTTTCAACTTCTGTTGCTTTCTTTCCGGCTGCTTTCGCCAAAATGTTCAATTCTTTGTCTTTTCTGATATTCATATTATTTCGCACTATCCCCGTGCGTGGGCTTAACTTCAATGCAAAGGTACAAATATTTCTTTAACTACCAAAATAAATACTTTTATTTCAAATTTATTTTTGCGGGTTGTTTTGCAATTTACGGCAAACAATATATTTTTGTGGTACCGCATCAACCAAATATCGCTCTCGGTTACTGCGTAAAATTCCCCCGGTGCATATTGATTTATGACGCCGGGGGTCTTTTATTTCTTTCTCTTATAATATAACCAATTGTAAATTCCGCCGTAATATCCGGTTTCCAATACTGCTTTACTTATGGTCTTTGCGTCGTACTCGCCAAATGTTACGTACTCATATATTGACGGGTTTTCATGCAACGCAAATTCAAATGTTATGTCAATATATGCGTCGCCGACCTTGTTAAACGCATGGTCAATCGGTATTGGGACGTTTGTTTTTCCCTCACAATAAAGAATCCGTTCCGGGAACGCCTCGCAAAGTAAATGGGAATTTCGATAACATTGTTTAGGCTGCGGCTTAATTACATGCTGTATATATTCCAATTCGTAATCCTCCAATACATCAGCCGCCGGAACAATTTTAACGGGCTTTGCAGCATTAAACAAGTCTACAAAATACGCTCTTTGTCTTTCGTGCATAGGTAATTCCAACATCATTTCAATTTCTTTTATTATTATACTTTCCATACAATTTGTTATTCCGTCCATTCCTCAATATACATTTCATACGCTTCTTGGCAACAACGCCCCTCACAACTTATATATCCATTTGGGACGCCGTGGGTTCCTTTTTCGCCATCATCCAAAGGACAATATAAACACAAATCGTCGCTTAAATCATCAACGTTGTTTATTGTTTTCATATCATTTGTTTTTTTGCCGGGGAAATCCCCGGCGTTGATTATGCAATACGAATTAAATTAGCTTTTTTGAAACATCTGTATTCCTGCTTTTCTGTATCGAAATACGTTTGTACCGTGTCGGCGGGTTTCCGGGTTCCGGTTGTTGCCGGGATTGTTTCCGGGTTTGTGGTTCCGTATGCCTCACGCAATGAACCGTCTATTTTCTGAAAGTAGAATTTTACAATTCGTTTTTTCATTTCGGCTTTCAACTTAATGTTCAACCATGCACATTTTAAAGCCTCTGAAAGTTTATAACCATTGCGTTTTACGAACTGCCACGCCAATTTGAAAATCTCGCTTAACTTGTTTCTTTTTTCTGAACTCATACGAATTTGTATTTGGTTCCGGGAACCCGCCCGGTCGGATATTATTTAACATAGAAACTTATCTTTATTCCTCTGCGCAATTTGCAAACGGTTTTATCATCGGTGCCATTAAATGCACGGCGCAACATCTTATTAGCCATTTCAACGCCAATCAATTCAATCAATCCTTTAACGCCTACCAACTTGTTAACCTTTTTACCGTCAACAATACCGTTGATTTTAATGCGGAAATTGCGATTAATTTCTTTTGTTGTGTATAATAAACCGTTGTAAATTGTTGTTGCCATTTTGATTTTCTTTTAATTGTTCGGGGTAAACGCCCCGTCGTTGTTGTTTGACAATGCAAATATACAACCTTTATTTTAATTACCAAAAGAATTTCTTTTTATTTTATCGGAAAATGGCAAAAAATCTGTTTTTGGTTCAAAAGATAGTTATTTTGGTCGAATTTTCGATTTAAGCCACTTTTTCGGGCGAAATGTGTAATTTATCCATCCTGGAAAGAAAAGCCCGCCACGGGGCTAAAAATGGGCAAAACTAAAAAAGCCGGGGGTAACCCGGCTAATCATTGAAAACAATCTTTATTTATATGGTCAAATGTAATTTGATACAAAGATAGTTATTTTTCAATCTCAATGTATTCAACCCCCATTATTTTTGTATGCGGGTTTTTGCAGACAACATCAATTTCCCGGTTCTTTACTTTCTTTGTTTTCCATAGAAAATTAAGAAACCTTTTATATTCTACGGTTGCTGCAATTATCAGACTATCCCGATTTACAAATTTCCCGGTAAACTCATTTTCCCGGTTAACGCATCCATCAAAAGAAAACCATTTGTCGGCGGCTGTTATACATCGTAATGTATCAACAACAACCCGGTCAACATATACCAAACTATCCCGGACGGTTCCCCGCAAATCAATTATCGTTTGACATTGTGCGCTTGTTAATGCTTCCAATTCCCGGTTCTTTGTTTGGAGGGTTTTTATTAGTTCCGCATCGCTCGCCCGGTATCTTTCAAACTCCGACAATTTCAGTTCCAAAACCCCGACTTTTGCGGCGTTCAAACTATCCTTTGTTTTGTACGTTTCGACGTCCTGCAACAATGTTTCTGTATTTCCCCGGTATCTGTTCCGTTCGTCCGTCAATTTTTCAATTTTCGTTCGTTGCACCCATATTGTTGCAACGGCGGCAACTACCATCGCAATTGCCGCCCAAATCAAATACTTTTTCATACAATTTTCTTTATTGCTTCAAAATGTATCTTTGCAATTCTATCTCGCCCGGCGTCGCTCATCATAAAACGGCAATCCTTTTCCGTATCAAAGAAAAAGTTTTCAGACAATACCGCCGGGGCTTTCGTGTGTACCAATATATAAAATTGGCTTTCTTTGTCCGGGTCGCCGTCGCAATGGTCGAAACGCATTTTCCAACCATCCGGGGCAAACTCCTTTTCTGCCTCATTACAAAGGACGGTTGCAATTTCATCGGCTTTCGTTTCGCCGACGCTTGTATAACATTCCCATCCGGTGCCGCCTCCGGCGTTCCCGTGTATGCTGAACAATACGGCGTTCTGCCCGCAATCGTCATATATCACGTTAGCACGGCGGCAACGTTCCGGTAATGATACGTCGTTGTCCTCCGGTACCAAAATTTCAAACTTTATTCCCTCCGCTTTCAACATCGCCGCAATACGGCGTACAATATCACGGTTAAACTCCCATTCTAACAATTGGGAACCGTCGCCCCAAATGGGGGAACGTTTTCCCGGGGTCTGCGAACCATGCCCGTTTTCAAGAATTATTGTTTTTTGATTCATAGAATAAAATGTTTTTATATGGTTTGTTTTTATTTATATATTTTCTTATTGTAACCCTGCTTATACTTGTTTTTTCTTCTGCTATTCTCATGGAACCATATCTTTTTTTTTCATTTGTAATTGTATTATACGCAATTACTCCTATTGATTTATTATGTTTTTCCCCTCTCTTTCCTAACCATGCTTTAACCGGATTCCTTTTTAGAACTCTGAAAGAATGAAATTGGTTTTCGCTATGGGTTACATATTCCAAATTATTAATGTTGTTATTTTCTTTATTCCCGTCTTTATGATTTACTTCCAATTTAGAATTACCAACAAATGTTTTCATTACCAATCTATGCAGTAATATTTGTTCATTTTTCCCATTTTTAGATAATGTTACAAAGCAATATCCGTTATTATATTTGCTTATTTTTATAAATCTATCATTATGCAATAAACGTGTATTTCCTCTTACAACTATTTGTCTGCTCAATGATTTAACATGCCCATAATTACTAACTTGATAATACCCATCATATCCGGGAACATCTTTCCAAATCTCATTTTCCATAATTGCCAACTTTTAAGAACTGCCAACAAATAAGAAACGGGGACGGGCTGTTGGCTTGCCCTTTCGGCCGGTTAATTACTCCGCCTATCCCCGTTGCAAATATAATTATTTATTTACTCATTTTCTTTTTTTTATGGGGGCTTTTCGCCCCGGTTATTATTCATAAAATTCTGTTGCCCCCTTTTCTAACTCATCCGGTATAAACGGCATACCTACCATTTCTTTGAAGTTTACAATAACCTCAAACAAAGGTTTTCCGTCTGTTCCGCTTTGCAGATAAAAGCCATCATCAATATTTGAATTAGCCAAAAATCTAACTGACTCGCCCTGCTGAATTGGGAATGATATACTTTTAGACTGAATGTTCTTGGCAATCTTTCTGTTTGCTTCAATGGTTGTTGAATATCGGCTGTTTGGAACTTCCGTTAATGAACCATCCGGCGCAACCTTTACAGCCCAAAAATTTGCCTCATTCATTGTGCTTGTTTCGTTGTATGCCTGCCCGGAATACTGAATTGTTATAATTCCGTCTGCCTCCGCCAATAAATCTCCTTGAACTTTGTTTGGGTCAGACGCTCCGGGGTCTGCCCATGCGTTATTGTTGCTTACCAACGCCAAACCCTTTTTAATTCCCAAAGGTATATTTCCTGCAATCTTGTTATATGTATATCGGTAACTTGCATCACCTGCCGGGGTCATAACAACAAATTTTGCATAGTCTTTCTGATACTCCAAACCTTTTTCTTTGAGTTTTGCCAAATCTACGTCCGCTAAATCATTCTGAGCAAAATTACCGTCCTTTGCTTTTTTCTCAAAGTCTTTTGCATCAACATTTGAAAGGTTTTTGCTTGCCCCGCCCAATGCCGCCAGCGTTGCGGCAAACGCCGGGGTTTTTACATACTTATCCAAATAATCTTTAATCCATTGTTCGTCCGCTCCTGCCGGAACCCACGGAATTTGTGCTGCATCATTAATTTCTATTGGCAAATATACATCAACCCACATTGCGCCCTGTCTATCTGAAAGGAATGTACCTTTCTGAACCACTTCAACGCCCAATTTCTGTTGGTTCTCTGAAATGTATGTTCCGGTTATTGCTTTTGCATCGCCCAAAAAAGTTTGCGTATAAACCTGCATTTGCCCCAAACCCAAAAGCGGAACGATATTAAACAACAACATATCGTTCTGAATCTTACAATTGGTGCAAACCCCTTTGTTTACCTCAAATTCAAACGGCTTACCGCTTCCGGTAAAAATCGAACCTTTGACGTGTACGGAATCCGCCTTAATTGGGGCGTTGTTCTTATCCCGGAACATCATCATAATAATTTGGCTACTGCCTGCTGATAATTGCTTTAATTGTGCCATAATCATTTGAATTTTTTCTTGTTAATACTATGTTTATCATTAATCGCCTTTATTAGCTTTTCGGCTTCTTCTTTCGTTATACACTTGACTATTTCCGCCGCCATATCTATTGCCTCAACTGCATTGCTTTGTTTGAGTTCGTAATTCTCTTTCATGCTCCAACCCTCCCTTAATAGAATACCCAATGTCAGTAATACAACAAAAAATGGAATACTGTAAAAAGGAAAAACCATAAGCCCCAAAACATCAATCATCAATACGTATAAAACTAAACGCAAATAGTCTATGATTTTTTGCCCGGTTTTCCGCATCGGGTGGCTGCTTAATTTTTCTTTTCTCGCTTTCACGGCTTCGTATGCCGTCCAAAAATCAAAGAATGTCGCAAATACTACAAAAACACAACATACAAAGATTATTATCAAACAAACTTTCATGTCGTATTGAATGAAATAAAAATACTTTTCCATCGGTCTTTTTTGTGGTGCGGATTGTTCCGCACCGGGTTAAACTTTGCATATTTTGATAAAATATTTTTTTTCAAATATTCCCTAACAACAAAAACCTTTGTTGGTGTTACATAACAAATAACGGGCTAACCATTGAAATGGCAATAATACGCCATTGTTCCCAATTAAAAATTCTTTCCATAATTTAATGCAATACATCTTCGATATATGGTTCATCTAAATAAAACTGCGCATATTTCAACATTTCATTTATTACAACATTTGCAATTAATCTTCCACCTTTAGCATTTGGATGAACTTGGTCATTTAAATATTCTTTTATATTTAGTGTTGAAATTCTACTTAAAGCATTAACATCTATTACTGGCAATCCGTATATAGCTGCCACATCTTTAATAACCTTACAATAATCTAATATAGTAAGTTCTATTCTATTTTTATAAGGATAATCCGCATTATTATAACTATTATAAAAATTATGTGGTGTGCATAAAAATATTTTAGCATTTGGCAATCTTGCAACCAATTTTCGTATCATCAAACCATAAGCATACATAAAATGAGATTCATCGCCATCTTCTAAAGTACCAATCTCAACACTCGCCGTAATATCATTTGCACCTGCATAAACACATAAAATATTCGTATCTAACGGTATTGTATTAATTCTTTCATCTCCGCACATATAATCAGATATTGTAATTGTACCGCTATCGGGATTTGAGGCGTTATAATAACCATTCTCATCCACTTTCTTATTTTTTGGATTTACATCAGTTATCTTTGACCCTCCTATACCCCTATTGTAGTGGTCTGCCATTCTTAAAAATTTCCATACATATTTTTGCCATGATATTAATTCAACAATAGAATCTCCGTATGATGTAAACTTCTTTCCTTCATAAGATAATCTTATAATAGTATTTATATTCAACAATGATTCTTTTATTTCTTCAACTTTACACGGAAAGTAATTAACCGAAGCAAATGGAAATAATGTTGTATTCTGAAAATTTAATACAATATAACTCGGCGTATTATCTATTTTTACTTCCCTAAATGTGTTAATTTGTGTTCCCGTATATTTTATCCATTCGCCTAATTCATTATAAGTTCCTACACTAAATGCATTGGTAAATATAGACTTAACGTTTGTATCTATTGGAATAAATTGCGTTGTTTTATATGATGCATTACTTTGATATGAACCATTAACATTATTATAACCTTCTATTATATTATTAATTATAATATTTTTATCATAATCAATATTAGGAATTTCAGTAATTCCAAATTGTATAGGTATAAAATTTTCCTCAAACCCAATATAATAAAATTGACGTTCTTTGTTATTCCAACCTTTAACAAATGTGGCATCTTTGGGGATTTCTTTTTTTCTAATATCAACACCGTTTCCGGTAATCGATGTAATTTTACTCAAAAAAACCAAATTATCTTTAGTGCCGGTATAGAAAAACAACGAATAGGAATTTGTATATATAAATCCTTTATTCTTAGGTATTTCAATTGCTTCTATTAATACACCATTACCATTTACAACATTTCCACTATTATCTATTGTCTTCTTTTCATATAATAACCCATTATAGACTTTGTTAATTGATGATTGCGTAATAGTATCATAAATATTATAATTTAATTCTAATATTTCATTAAAGTCTTTATATGTCAATATTCTTTCCCAATTAGAATTTTTTATCCAATTGGCATTATCAAACTTTGTACCTTTATATGTTTCTATAACTTGATTAATCCCGTCATTATAAGTTATTGTAAATCCTTGTTTACGTGCTGTTATACTAACTTGTAGTCTTGTATTCGATACATTAGTGCTGTATGATAATGTTTCAAAGCAATAGTTATCAATAGGTATATATGATTCGATTCCGCTAATTTGACCTAAATACAAATAACTTCTATAAATACCCGTATCATCCTTATAAGAAAAGATTAATCCCTCTCTCTTATAATAAGTATTTGGTAGTGCTTCTCTTGCTGCATTAGGTGAATTATATGTTGAATTAGTTACAAAACTAATATTAATAAATGGCAATTTAGTTGACGGGAAAATACTTGCCCAATATAAATTATCTTGCCAATATGCATCATCCATTGATGTACCTATATACATTTCCGTTGTTAACTCTCCGGTTTTACCATTTCTATAACTTAATATTTTCCCGGTTCTTCTATTTGATTTTGCAACTTGTAATCTTGTTGTTTTTAAATCCGTATTAAAATCAATTGCAATTGCTGCCTTTTTTTCTATATCTTTTAAAGATTGCGATACTGCTATACCCATACTTTGCTTTACCCAACTACCAGTTTTATTAGTAAATATTACAACTTCATCATTTACTTCTATTGCATTAAAATTACTATAAGTACCATTTGTTGAAGCAATCCAAAAAACATTTTGGTCGGGTGTACCGGGATTTGTTGACGGTATTGCAATCCCGGCAAATGTCGCATTACTTCCGACCGTTGCAATAATAGATAATAAAGCATTTTGCATTATCTTCCCCGTAATTTCTTGGTTTCCGTTTGTTTTAATTACATCGGAAATCGCTTGTTTTAATTGTTCGTAATTTCCCATAATCTAATAATTTAATTGTTGTTGAAATCATTATTGAAATCTTCGTTAAAATCTCCTTTGTTTGCTGTTATATTATAGCCACGTCCTATTTTCTTGACGACGGTATTTGTTTTAAATTCAATTTCCACGCTCGCCAAATCTCCCTGCGTTTGCCATTTTGGGGTAATTAGAAACGTGTCGCAATCGTATTCCCTGCCGTATTTATCCGTTATATGAATATAATCAGCCATACGGATAAAACGCATAACGTCGCAAAGGAACTCCGGTGCCAATATCGTACATTTAAACGTTTTGACTGATATTTGTTTTTCCGGAAAAAAATACCCGTCCCGTTCTTCGCCATCCTCTTCAAATTCATAATCCGGTTTTCCCAACTCTGTACAAAGGTACAACGTATTTTTGAAATCCGGGTTTTTATATACTATTTGCCCGGCGTCAAATACCAAATTTTCAATATCCCACCATTGTATTTTTAAGTAACCGGAAACATCTTGCACGACCGTAAACATTTCAGAATACCACGTTTGCGCGCCATCCGATAACGTCATATAATATATTCCGTCCAACTGATTTAATGGCATGGGTAATATTGACGGGTACAATATAACATCATAACCCAACGTTTGAAACCGGACAATCTGCAATCCGGTTTCTTTCATGTACGTTGTTATGTTTGCAACTTGTTTTCCGGTTTTATCGTACAATATAACCGACGACACATTATTTGCCCGTGTGTTTCTGATTATCTGAAAAGGTAACAATCTATCAGCCGGGGCAAACAACGGGTAAATTGCGCCGTATGCGTAACTTTTTCTGTGGTTCTGTTCATTTATTGACGTGTACCACGGCAAAACGCTTATATTATTATTCTGTATCATATTTCAACGTTGCTTTAATGTTTCGACTACACAAATTTACGCTTAATTTATCAACTTGACCGTTACCGATATATGTTTTAACTAACTGCATCGGGTTTGGGTCTGTGGTTCCTGCCGGGAAATTCAATGTTTGTTTCTTTTTACGTTCCAATCCTCCCATAGCATAATATGGGGAATTATTTATTTTGAAATTCCGTGCGGGCATATCATAAACCCAATATGTCGGTTGTATATTGATAAACGCTAAATATCCATTTTGCAAAAAATATTCTACGCTATCAACGGTTTGTCTTGTGAAAGGCAATTCCAATTGTCCGCCGCCGGACGGCGTAACTGCTGCAAACAATGCGAATCCATCGGAACTAATTACACCGGGGTTTAACAACATCAAATCTATGTCAGACGTAAAATTTGATATGTTAATTTCTTCAATTTTCCCGGCTGTTACATATTTTGACGTAATTTCTATTGGCAACCCCTCAAATGGTGTTGTTACATCATCCATCCACTCAAATCGATAACGTTCCGGCATTTCTACTTTGTCAAATGAATATTCAGACGTTGCAAAAGCTAATTTTTTGCCGTTCCTAACGCTTTCTAATTGTGTTAAATCATAATCAATAATCGGGTTATATCCATACGAACCGCCATTTCTAAACCAACTTACCTGTTCAATTTTAAATTTTCCGTCCTCAATATACCAATAACATTTGTAAATATCCCGTAACATCGTCATAATCTGTTGTAATGTAATCGGGGCTTTTTGCGCCGGGGTTTTATATTCGCCATTAATGATATTACTTTTCTGACTTATTAGCAACTTAAATGACTGCCCGGAAATAGGATTGTTTGTGTTATAAAGAAATTGGCTGTATTCCGGCGTCGCTTCATGCGTTATTCCGGGCGCAAATTCTTTTAATAGCACATTGATACATGACGACAATGTAAACGCATCACGCAAAGTATATGCTTTTCGGGCTTTTTCCTCTAATATCCAATCCATCAGATAAAACCCAAACCATAACGACGCATAACGCCACGTTGACCGGGCGATTGGATAAAACGTTTGTCCATATATGGAATAAGGCGGCTCAAAATACTTTCCACTGTCGGCTAATCCCCACTCGGTCGGCGTATCTGAAAAATTATTAGATATAAATGCCACGTCGATTGCGTAACCAATTGCCCGGCGGTAATTTCTATTATTATCTACAATATCATCGGACGACAACGGGTATGTATCTAAATCGTCTATTTTATCAACATCAACCAAATATCGGGCGTATATATTATAACTTTTCATATCGGCGTGCATCGTACCCGTTGCTCCGGAACCCTCAACGGCGGTTAAATCAAATTCCAACGTATCAAAAGGTTCTTGCGTTATCTTTGTATACCGGAACATTGCCACATCATCAGAACGGCGGCGTATCTCAACACCTGCTAGCCCAATAGGTAGCCCACCCGCAACTCGTTTTTGTGCAATATGGATATAATAATTTACATTTAATTCCGGGTATAAATCTCCCATAAATTCATCAGGACTTACACCCGTCGACATCCGCCCACTATAAAGCCCGGATATTACCGCCGGGGAACCTTGCGACGTAATTTGTATTTCTTTCAAAATATTACATAGTGCAAAATGATAGGTTTGTATTAATGCGTTTTGGTCAGTCGTGGCGTTTGCGTCTTGTTCCCAATTCGTGCCGCCCAAAAAGCACGAAACAATACTATCTCCGGGAACGTATATTTGTATCAATGGGCGTTTTCTTATTGTAAGAAATTCGATTTGTGGGGCTAACTCAATTAAATTATATTCCTTTTCCAATCCTGCCAAAACGTCGTTGTATTGGTCTATTGTTTCCGGCTGTACCGTAACCAATTTATCATCATCATTAAACGTACAATCCGTTTTCATAAACTTTGCTTTATAGTATTGATTGTATGTTTGTCTCCAATCATCGCTTTTTTCGATATATAGGAAAAATTCAGAATCAAACGGGGCGTTATTGATAATATCGTAATCAGCACGGACAAAGTTTATTTTACCGGACAATTTAGCCCGGTAAAACCTTTGATTTGTTTCCAACTCATAATCCAACGTTAAATCATCCTTATAATTGGGGCAGACGGTTTGTTTGGTTCCGTCCTCCCCTATCTGCAAAAAGAATCTATATTTTGGTGTCATAGTCTTTTTATTTTACGTTTCAAATTCTTGTAACTTTCAATCGTATTTCCGTCGCCATCCACGTAAACCCGTCGTCGGTTCTGTTCCTTAATTTCCCTTACATCATCCGACAAATTGCGTAAATCCGGGCTTTGTCCGGTAACGTTTAACGTCAAACCGTCGCCGTCTGAATAGGATTTTAAATACTTATGTGCAAACGTACCATTGTTTAGCGAATTGATAACGTCCGGTATTATCTTTCTGAAACGGCGTGAACTTCGTTTATTTATCACGGCGAAAAATTCGCCTCCCTCGGCACGCCGGCGGGTTCCGTCCGGTTTCGTTCCTAAATCAATATCATTTCCGCTTTGGTGCGAACCGCCCTCCAAAAGTTCAACGGTACCGTCGCCGTATGTTTCCGTTCCTCCGGTTTCTCCGGTCTGTTTTGCCAATTGCGCCGCCTTGATTTTAGACGCTGCAAAACTCGCCCACATTACGGCAATTGCAGGTATTGCAAACGGGAAACCTAATTGTGACCAAATCAACGCCGTTGCTGTTACCATGTTTCCGATTTGCTGCAATGTTTGTATTGCTGCCTGCTGTTTTTGCGCTTTCTGTTGTTCTTTCAACGCTTTTTCTTGGTTTTTCTTTGCTAAATCCAACTCCTTTTGCGCTTGTACAACATTATTGGCGTACCCGTTTGCCCTTGCTTCCAATTCTGCATCCAACGCCGATTGTGCGGCGGAAACCTCTTTATCCGCTTGCTCAACGGCTGCATCTGCTGCGGCAACACGTGCCGCCGTGAATGTATTTAACGCATCCAACGCGTATTGCATAGACGTATTAATTGCCTCTTTTTGGTCGTCGTCCAAATTAAGCCCAAACAAACCGTAAATGTCTGTTCCTCGTTCCTCCCCTTTGGATTGCTCAATTTCTTGGTCTATTTTTTTAATAGTGTTTTGAATTGTTTGTACCTCAACATCAGACAATTTATTGGCGGCTTGCTGATTTAATTCTAAAACCTTTTGCAAACGTTCCTTTTCTGCTTGCAAACGAAATTGAGTTTTCCGGGCTTCTGAATTTCTCAACAAATCAAACTCCGATTGTGCCAACGCTTGTTGTTGGTCGAATATCTGTAATTGCGCTTGCAAATATTCGTCCGCAATTCCGGCTCCCTTTGCGTCAAAACTTGCATTAATCGCCGCGGCGTCCTGCTGTTGCCCGGTCGGTTTCTGTTGGTTCTGTAATAATGCGGTTTGTCTTTCGTTTTCCAACAACTGCATCCGCAATTGTTTTTCCTGCTCGCTTCCCTCTTTGACTGCTTGCAAACGTAATTCAATGCTTTCTTTCTGTAACGCTAATTCCTGCAATTGTCGGTCTTGTTCGATTTTCAATAACGCCTCGGTTTGTTGCTGTTCCAACGCCGTAATTGTGGCGTTTATCGCTTGACGTCCGGTTTCGTTCAAATCCTTTTCGGTCTGCAATTGGTGTTGTAAATCCTCAATTTGGCGGGAATACTGATATTGCGTTTGTTGGCGACGCTTTGCCCATTCGTCGGTTTCCAACTGCAATTGTGCATCCTGCAATTTTCGGGTTGCTTCCAAATTCTTTTTATATGCCGCTTCAATTTGCTTTGCTTGTTGTTCTGCTGCCTTTTCCGCATCGCTTTTACCCCTTGGCGTTACGGTTGGGTTCTGTGTCGTTACGGGCTTATTGTCTGTTTGTGGCGTCGGGGTATCTCCAACAGAAACCGGGATTGTTAACGGTTTTATTTTCTTTTGCATACCATCCAAACCCTCTTGGAAATTTTCTGTTATGTCTTTAACTGGGGCTTTAACCAAATTTCCGTACGCTGCTGCATAATCTGCCAATCCTTTTTTTACTTCGTCAAAATCTAACGTAAACGCCCCCTTTAATGCGGTTCCGGTTGCTTTGACTATATCAATAAAGAATCCAAACAAATTTCCCAACGTATCAAATGTTGTTTTGAATCCGGCAACAATCCCATTCCAAATTGCACGTATCAAAACACTTTCATTGTATAACTCAATCAAGTAATTGACAACATCAATAACCCCTTTTATTATCGCCGTCAATCCTTGGTTAACAAAAACTTTTGCCTGCGTTGTCAACGTTTCAAAATTTCCTCCGGTTGCGTCAAACAACCCGGATAATGCGTTTTGCAACTCAATTTGGCTTTGCAATTGTTCCTCCTGCAATTGCGCCAAAACTCCGGCTTTCCCTTTTACTTCATCCATGTTTGTTGAAATATCTTTCAACGTGCGCAAATACTGCAATCCGGCGTCCTCTCCGGGACCCCCGAATATATCTGCAATTGCAGCCCCGACCGTTGCCGCATTATCCGGCAATTCTGCCAATTTTGCGGAAACGTCTTGTATAACATCGAACGTTGTTTTGGTTCCGGTCTGCAAATCTTTTTGAACTTGTTCCGACGAAATACCGATACCGTCCAAAGCCGCCGCCGTCGCCGTCGTCATTTCACGCAAACGCAAATTTGCCTCCTTAATTGCGTCAACGCCTTTGTCTGAAAAGATACCCATTTTGTTTGTTTGGGTAACAATTGCAACAAATTGGTCTGCTGATATTCCCGCCTCTTTGAAATATGCCGGGTATTCTTTCAACGTGTCTAAAAATTCCCCGTTCGCATCGCCTCCGGCTAAAAACCCATCCTTAACCAATTGCAATGCCTCATTTGCAGAAATACCAAATTGTTTTGATAATGCGTTTGTTGCAATCAATGTTTCCCGGAAATCTGCGTTGAATGAATCGGCGACGGCTTGCACCTCATTTCTAAACGCTTTCAAATCATCGCCACTTTTCCCGGTAAATTGTTGCGTCAATCTCGTTGCCTCAACTAACCCGGCGTTATAATCGTACCACCATTTAAACGCCGCACCCGCCGCCGCAATTCCGGCAATCGCCAAAAAAACCGGGTTTGAAAGTAATCCCAACAAAGTTTTTCCCAATGCTTTTGCCCCGTCGCCAATAGCTGTAAAAACGGCTTTACTTTCAGCCCCGCCACGTCCTAACGCCAAAAGACTTTCGCCAAATGCGCTATTTAAACCTAACGTTTCTTTTAATTTGTCGCCATACGCAATAATTGCGTCGGACGCCTCCGTATAATTTCCGACGTTCAATTGAAATTTCCCGGTTGCTTCCTGCAAACGTTTCATTTCTTCGTATATTTCTTTGGTTTGTGCAACCAATTTTCGCCCCTCCTCGGTGTTTTCCCGTTCGGCTTTAGTCATGTTGTTTAAATAAATCTTATTCAATGAATATTGCGCCGATAAACGGTTATAACTACCCTCGGCGGATTGATTTATTTTCACAATCAGTTTATTAATTTGGTTCGCTTCCTGCTGTGCCAATTTTAACTCGGCTAACTTTTTGGCGTTCTCGCTTTCTGCAAACGCCAAATCACGTTGCGCACGTGCCAAACGTTCCGCATCGTCTGCGGCTTTTTTGGTTGTCTTTCGCCCGTCCTCCGTTGCGCCGGAAACCTTTTTCAGAATCTCCGCCAATTGTATTGCCTCGGCTTTGATATTTTTCAGTGCATTTGTATAGGTGTCCGAAAGTTCATCCAATTGTTTTATCAAATCTGTAATCGAATTATCCGGGCTTATTAAATCCGAATATTTGATTGGGTTGTTATTATCTGCCATACGCCGATTGTTAAGTTATTTACGGGAAATTTCCCGTATGTTGCATTTTCTTTTCTCAAACGTGTAATTTATCGCCTAAAAATAAAAACGCCGGAAAACGCCTTATTTTACCTTTTTTTGCTTGTTTGCTTTTTTGGCTTGTTCCTTGATATACTCAAATGCGTTGTAATATTCCAAAACGGTAAATTTCTTTGGGTCAACATGCAAATTTTGGGACAATATCAAACACATATTTTCAAATTGTCTGTCATGCCTAATTTCCACGCTTTCCGACCCGGTAAACGTCTGCGGGTTGAAATAGGTTATCAACTCCGCCGTAATGTCGTCAATCTCTTTTGCGTCCGCCTCGGTTGCCCGACCGTCTATTATTGTGCGTAATACAACAATCGTTCTTTGTTTCAATTTATCGTAATACTCTTTCAATGTCGCATCATCGAACAACCGGGGAAAATACAAACGCAATTCATCGTCTATTTTTTTTTTAACCGCTTCCAAATGGGCGGTTATCTCTGAATTTGCAACGTCTTTAAAAAGACTCATTGTTTGTTGCAATCCATCATCTGACAAATCATTTCGGGGTTTACCATTTATTGATTTAACCAACACGGCAAAAGCCAAATGCCGGGGGGAAACCTCGGATTGAATGAAATATATGTTTTGGCGCATATTTTCCAACTCAACGGTTGCCATGTTTGGCGTTGGGCTGTTCAAATAACGTATTACCTTTTCAATATGTCGGTCAAAATCCGACAAATCGGAACCAACCCCGGCGTCAACCAAAAGCATTTTGTTATACTTGTGGAAACGCATAATTGGCAAATCCTCGATTGAATTATACAACTCAACGTTCATTCCTTTTATTTGTACATTCTTCATAATAAAACACGTGTTATCATTGTACTACAAAAGGGAACGCCCAAAAATGCGGGGTTCCCGGTAAATATCAACGCAAAGAAACAAATCAAAACGCACGCCCACCACGACAAACAGAAATCGCAATTAAACATCTTTGAAAAGAAATCGTTCCCGTGAATCTGTACCCATTCAATGACGCCCCATTTGCGTAATAACGTCAGCACAAAAGCCGCTATTAATGCGACAACAATAATGTTATAAATAAAATGTTCCATATACTACAATTTACATGTTTCTCCAATACTCAATTCGCCCTCAAACCGGAATCCGCCGAACGGATGCATTAAAAATTGGTTTTCTATTTCATCCAACGAAAAGCCCCGGTAAATGTTTTCCGCCAATTCGTACACTTTGTTTATTCTGTAACTTCCATTTCGCACCAAAAAACCGCCGTTCAAAACGTCCAATATTTGCCGCTTCAAATCCTCTTTGTTGCGTGTGCTTGCATCGTTGTATATCTTTCTGTAATCAAACCAAAAGATAATCGAAAACGCCGTTTTTATGCCAATATCAACTCCGGGTTCCCAACTGATATTTTGCGGGTCGTCAACCCAAAAGAAACAGAAATTACCAATACCCGCATCGGGGCAAACTTCCATATATTCGTTTTTCCCGGAATACACGTTTGGCGTATAATAGCGTTTTTGGTTTGCGTTCATTTTAACAAGTCTTTCCGCCCTGCCAAACGCATAATCCAACCACGGCAAATTATCAACCAATCCGTTTTGAATGTTCCCAATAATCCGGTCTAACAATTCCGGGTTGTCAACAACCGGGGCTTTTACCTTATTTGCCATAAATTTGTTTTTTTGCTTCGTCCATTAAATCCGGATATATATATTGCCATATCAGTATTGCAATATTTTCGTCCGTCAATCCTAATATCTGACGCCCGTATTTCTTTATTAAATCCTCTGTCTTAAAATCGGACGCCTTAATTTCAAATTGCTTGTCGCCAACTTCCAAAAAAAAGCTACTTTCAAAATCTCCCTCATCCCTTAACGTAACCCGGTTTGTCGGCTGTCCCTTTGCCTCTTTAATTGCGATTGTTACGGGGCTGTATGGTGCATAATCCGAAATTTCGACGCCCAAACGGTTAATACCTTGTTCAAACAATTGTTCCTCGGCGTTTAAATCAACTATATATGCCTCATTGTCCCATATAATGTTTTGTATTATCCGCCCGGACGTCAAAGCCTCGTTGAAATCCGCAACCCTTTTTCGTAAATCGGTTATCTTTTTCATAAATACAATTTTTACATGAAATTATATACAATTTTCCCTTTGAATTATATAATTACACGGTTCTGTATTTTACGCCTCTGTTGTTACAACTTAAACAAATGCGGTCTAATCCCTGCGTATCAATCCGCAATGCCTCATACGCCTTTTTTAAATCATACCCCAACCCGCCGGGTCTAACGCCGGACGTGTTCCCGTCCAACTCATACAAAATGTCTGTACGGCTTGCGTTTGACTGATTGCGGTTTACCCTTACGTTGGGGTTCATTGCTAACGTACGCAACGCAATTGCGGCAACTTGCCGTTGTATCACGGTTTGGAAAATAGCCCTTTGAGAAATAACAAAATCGGTTAAATCGCATCCAATTGTAATTTCGCAATTCAACCCGTAATTCTGTGTTCTTGTGTATAAGGTTTGCGCAATGTCCCATAATTCCGGATATTCTGCGAACGTTTCCGGCGCATGGTACATAAACGGCGTTACTTGCAAATACTTTGTCAATTCTCGCCAAACCTCAACGGAACCAATGTTGCACGTTCCGCACGGCTCCCGGCTCCAATCCTTTGATACGTTAATTGCTTCCATTCCGGCGGGTAATTCGTCTTGATTGTAGCAAAGGAACCACGCCCCCCCGGCGTTGTTCTTGTCGCTTATATACGGCAAATAACAATCAGTTAACGGGAACCACTGAAAACCGCCATTTGTAAAGGTAAAATTCAAATCAAAAGTCTTTATTGGGTCTATCTGCGACGAATGAAACAAATACATTCTAACAACACCGGTTCCCCCGGTCATTTGCAAACCTATCTTTTCAATTTTCGCCGTCACTCCCATTGCACGAACCGGGACAATTTCAAATCCTACCAACTTATGATTGTTTTGCAACGTCGCCCGTATGCGTCCGGCACCATCAAAGAACGTTTTTCGCTCCAACAAATTACGTGTTTCTTTGTCTAACTGCTTAATCTGTGTAAACGTCTGTATTGCGGTCGCAATTCCGTTTCGGGTCATTCTCTCCAAAAAGTCCGTCAACATATTATACGGTTTCCAATATGGGTTTCCGTAATCCTCCCGGCTGTAATCATTATTAAAATCGCTTGCCGTTGGTTCCTCTCCGGTGTTGTCAATTTTAGCAATCCAAACAATACCGTTATGGCTCACTTTCTGCCCGGCTTTGTACGGCAATATCATGTTCCATTCCGGGTATTGCAGCCCCCAATCATCCGGCATAATCGCCGCCATACTATCCAACGTCAAAAGCGGGTGCGCACCTTGAAAATACAACCCGCTTTCCGTTTCAGTCATATAATTGTCAATTGCCTTTGCCGGGTCGTATGATTGTTCCCACCCGCACACATTTTTTAACGCTTCGCATATTTCATTTATTCTTATCATAAAAACGCCCATTTATAACCTCCAACACTATGAGAATAATAAAATTTACCTCTTATGTTTTTGGTTGGTTTATTATTTAAGTGTCTTGATAACTGGCTGACATTAACACCAATTTTACTTGCTGCAATTTTTATACTATCATATTCTGCAATTTTATTACCAAATATATCAAATTGAGCAATTCGTTTATTTTTATGTTTATTAGCTCTATAATTACGTGTGCCAAAATTGTGATTATATGTGTTATTACACCATTCCAAATTATTAACGTGATTGTTCGATTTGTTTTCGTCCTTGTGATTGACTTGCGGCAAATTGTCCGGGTTCGGAATAAAAGCCGCAGCAACTAATCTATGAACCATTATTTTTTTAAATCCATCTTTCCTATTTCCTAATGAAACACGTAAATAACCTTTTTTTGTAATTTCAGGTGTTAATATACGTTCGTTATAAACTCTACCTAATCTATCTACACGATATAAGCTTTTAACTCTTCCGCTGCTACTGATTTGGTACAAACTTTCATAACCTTTAATTTCTTTCCATTTTTCCATATTGCAAATATAACACGTTGTTCCCATATTAAGAATTAAGATTGCAATAAATAAGGGGGCGGGGATAACCACCCCGTCCCCTCGGTTAAATAATTGTTCCGTTTTCCGGCTTATGCGCCTGCACCTCCGGCGGGAAATTCCCCGGCGTTGGTTACATATACAGGCATACCCAAAGGTACATTTTCCGCACGTGCTGCAATCTGCGCTTTGATAATCGGATTTGCAACGGTTGTTGGGTTGCTGTTGTAAGCAATTACAAACGCAACGTCTGCGCTAAATCCAAAATATTCTTTCACGTTGCACGTCATATCGGCACTCGCTGCGCCTGCTGTCTGTGACTGGTCGCCAACTGCTGTGTAATAGTGCGAACCAACGGGCAAATCAATGTACGGCAAACGTACAACGTCCCATTCGTGGAAATTCGCACGGGTGCGGTTCAACGCCTCACGGTCAACACGTGTTAAAACGCCAACGTTACCATCCTCTACGGCAAAGAATGTACCGTTTTTGCTAGCTTCATTTACGACGTTGTTTGTATAATGGAACACTTTATTTTCGTATTCCATACGTTTGTTTACGTCGTTATAAATACCGTGCTGTGCCAATTTTTTAATAAGGCTGTCAATTCCGGCGTTACCTACGACGTGAACCAAACCCGGATAACAATTTGCACGCATAATCGGGTTAATATCGCCCATAATTTCGGTTGCCATCTGCGTTGGAACCTCAATAACGTTTGCAGCGAAATTGTAATTCAACTTGTCTTTCAATACTTGGGTTTTTCCTGCCTCCAACGCTGCAACGGCTGCTTGGTCTAACGAATTTGCAAACGCTCTGCAAACCTTTTCCATTTTGCGGTTGAAATCGTGGTCATACGAAATTTCGTTGTTCATATACAACGTTGGCACCATTGTAAAACCGACGGAATATGTCGCCCAAACCACGGTATAAAGTGCGGACGTGTTTTCATCGTCCGGGATAACACACGTACGAACGTTGCTGACCGTAACGTCGCCATCGTAATTGATAACCGGAACTTGTACCGTATTTCCGATTGAGGCAAACGCACGTTCACGCAATTTCGGGGACAAAATGGAATTTCCGGCGTTGGTCTGTTCAATGAAAAAATCCAATGCGCCATACTCACACGGACGGGTCATATTACGGTCTAACTCCGGGTTTTCTACTCGCCAATTCTGTAATCTTGTTGCAATTAAACTCATAGTCTTTTTATTTTAATTTGTTATTAAATGCGGGTTTACCCATTACCCGGTTATCTCTCCGGCAATTTGTTAATACTATTTTCCTGCCAAACCTTTCTCATATCTTCGTCAAACTCTTTGGAACCTACCGTTTTACCTTGCGCCATCAATTGTTTTGTAATAAATTCGTACGCCTCTGATTGCGTTTTGGCTCCGCTTACGTCCAATGTAATTCCGCCGCCTCCGGCACCGCCTGCGAGCGTTTTTGTGCCGCCTCCTGACTGTTGTCTTTGCTGCTCCAATACTCCCATCGTTTCCAATTCTTTTGTCAGCAACTCGGCGGGCGTGAATGGGTTCAACTGATTGTTTGGATTGCGCATAATTGCGCCGCTTGCATCTTTGAACGCCAAAACCTTTCCGCCGTTTCCGTCGTCTATATATTCCGGGTTCATGCCTTTTACTTTTTCGCTCGCCTGCGCCAAAATAACCTTTGTTACGCTTTCCGGGAATCCTGCTTTGAATTTAAGCCCGGCGGCGGCTGTCTGCAATGCGTTGTCAATTCTTACTCCAAACAATTCTTTTTCGTGGTTTGCCTTTTCTGCCTCATACTTGGTTGTCAAGTCGGTAAACTGCGTTGTCACGTTCTGCAAATCTGCTTTTGCCTGCTTCAATGCTTTCACGGTTTCCGCATCTGCCGCACCATCGGCAATTGCCTTTTCTAAACGGGCTCTTTCCTTGGTCAATGAATCAATCTGCGATTGCAGCCCGGTTGCGCCATCGGCTTTTGTTTTCATTTCCCCCATTACACGTTTTGCGTAATCATACGTTTTTTCGGTTCCATTTTTAGCGATACCGGAAACCGCCAAAATATCGGCATCCAAAGCCCCGTAAATTTCGCCCGTTTTCTTGGCAATAACGCTGTTTTCGTCATTCTGCGATAATGCTGTTATCGCTGTAATCTGTTCGTCAGACAATCCCGACAAAGCCGCATTTGCAACTAAAATTTCTCTCGTTAACATAATATTCTTACCCTTTGAATTAATTAAGTGCGATTGCTTCTACTTTTCCGCTGTTTGCGTTAATAATATCAATTGTGTATTTGGGGGAATCCCCGGTTGTGTCAACCAACCAACTAACAACACGTGCATGGCTGATTTCCTTTTCAACCTCTTTTGTTACCAAAATGACGTCGGTAATTGTTCCGCCCTCAATACATTCAATCAACTTTTTCTTTGTGTCGCCGTCCAATGCTGCGGCGGTTGTGGCTACTTCAATAACCAAATTGTCTTGCTGTGCAATCTGTGCCATATTCGTAATTTTTAATGGTTAAACGTTCTCGTTATTTTCCGGGCTATCGCCTGCCGCTTCCTCTGCTTCTGCTGTTTTTTCGGCTTTTGGTTTTCGTCCGGCTTTCTTTGGTTCTGCTGGGATAACTCCGGCGGCTGTCAGTTCTGCAATAATTTCGGCTTTCATTTGTTCACGTTCTGCCGCCTTTGCTTCTGCTGCCGCCTTTGCTGCTGCTTCTGCCTTTGCTCGTTTGCTGGCTTCAATCTTTTCTTTGTTCGCTGCCTCCCAAACGTTCGGGTCGTGCATAATGTCAACTTTATAACCCATTTTTCGCAAATTGTGCAATCCGAATGTTTCAAAGAACTTTTTTCCGAAAACCTGCATACGTGGTCGTGAAATTCTTTCGCCCGTTTCTTGGTTGAATTTTACAACCTCAATACGACAATGGTAAAAACTTTCCTCGCCTTGCGGCACAATGAAATTTTCCGGGGTAACGTCCAACAATCCGACGTCCTTTGTTTTACCCTCTGTTTCTGCTTTCACTCGCATAATCATAAATTTTTTTTGTTATTACTTCAATTTTCTTGGAAAATGGTATTAGGCTGCCAAATTCCAAAACGTTTGTATTCTCACGTTCAAACCTACGCACAAAATTAGCGAAATTCAATTTAATGCGCAATTCATCCTCGGTAATTAGCTGTTTTTCGTACAATTCCAATACTTCCGGACGTGTCAAATGTCGGTACGGCTCCAATTCTGCCAACACTAACATACGTTGCATTTGTATTGGGTCGTGTCTGTACTCCGTTTCGATAATCTGATTTTGTAGCGCATCCAATTCCCCCTCGCTTGCTCCGCTTTCTTTCGCCATCTTATAACGTTCTCGCAATTGGGTTGCATCAGACAAATAAAACTCGGTGCCATAATTGATTTTTGCCGAAACAAACATTGTTCCATAACGCAAACGGCAAACGGTTTCGTCAACGAACTTTTGCGCCGCCTCAAAGCCTTTTTTTACTCGGTTTAATACCGTGCTTTGGCTTTCAAAATTGGCTTTAATTTGCTGTTCATTTAATGCTTCACGGGTTGTTATTTCCTCGTTGGTACCAACAACCGCCGTAATTATGTTTGTACGCAACCGTTCTTCCTCGCTAACGTTATAATCCAAACTATTACGGTCAACGGTCAACATCTGAACCGGGTTGCGCAAATCCGGCTGTTTGTCGCCGTCCGGTACCGGAATTTCAATGAATGAACCAACCCCGACAATTCGTTTATCTCCGCATTTCGGGCAACGCATCAATAAACCCGCTTGGTCTAATTTATAATAGCCTTGTTTATCTTTCAAAAACCCGCCGTCGCAATAATCGCCGTTTTCGCCGTTCGTAAAATCGCAACTTTGTTCATATCCGGAATAAATCGGGTACGACCCGTACATATCCAAATTTTTCTTTGATAAATGATAAAAAAGGAACCAATCTAAACTTTCCAACTCGGTTGTTAACGGGGACGCCTTAACGTCCGGTTCTCTCAAACTCAATGGTTCGTTCCAAAAAAAACGTGCTGGGCAATATCCCAAATCGTGCGGGCTATCAATCAGCAATTCGCCAATATTGCCTTTTTCCTCGGTAAATACCCGGTATCGTTCATCGTCAATTACGGCAATACGGTTGTCGTCCTGCCGGAATATTATCCAACGCATAACGCCCGTTGTTTTGTCTGCCTTGTATGAAATAACGTGTTCAATTGGCAACCAATAAAAGTACGGTTGCGGGTAATTATCGCCGGGGGATTGCTCTTTTGGCAAATCAACAATTAATACGCTGTTAATTTCGGTTTTGAAATATTCCCATCCCTTTGTGCTCCAAATTTCGGGTTCTTCCAATACGTGTTGTCTGTAATACTCCCAATCGTCCCTTTGTTCGCTGTTCATAAACTGATAATTGAACGCCGGGTTACGACCGTCAAAAATGCGGCTCAACTTATCAAAACAAACGCCCGTTACCTCGTTTGTCTTTACGGGGTAACGGAACAATGTTTTGAACACTTTGAATTTGTCTGCGGGTATAAGGTTTGAAACATAAGCCAAAAAATCGGTCACGGGTTGCGTAATGTATGGCGTCAACGCCTTTTCCGCATGAAATCGTATGCGGTTTTGGTGGTAAATCGCCCTACTTATCGCCGCTTTGTTCCGTGGCTCCGTTATCTGCTTTTTTATTTCTCTTATATCTAAGCCCATTTTCTTTGTCAAATTCAAATTTACTATTTTCCGGTAACTGCCAACCGCCGTTATTTGGCATTTTTAAAAGTCTTTCGGCGTGGCTAACTTCAAAATCTCGTGTCGTTTTCAATGTTTCATTTTCCAACGTCACTATTGTTTGTTTACCCTGCTGCATTTTTTAAGTCTGTTAGCGGGTTAAAATCTTCCGGTACGATAATAGCCAAATCATCCGACCAATTAGGTAAAAACGCCCATTGTATTGCGTTGCTATCGGGTGCCTCAAATCCTCCCAATGTTTTATCCCCGATAAACAAAGAACGAATTGGAATAGGATAATGCGTTGTTGCTGTTGTCGGGTCTTGCAATGCACCAATTGCGCCGTTTTCATCAAACAAATAAACCCCCAAATTTCGGGAATCGCTTTCACATTGCAAATCTTTCAATGCTTTAATCAGTGATTGCGGCATTTTACGCATAACCGCCGTAAATGGGGTTGGCTCACGTCCTATAATTTCCTCAATACCTCCCAACGTTTCGTTTCCTCCTCCAAATGTACGGGGTGCGCCCGCTTCTGCTGTTGGTGCTTGGATATACGGGGAGACAACAACTTTCGTGTCGTCATCTGCCGATAACAACGGCGTCCATGACGCTTTTTTCCCAATACCCGCCGTCGTGGTAAATGAATTTTTTTCTCCGGTGCTTTTGTGCAATCTCTGAAACGCTACTTTCTGAATCTGTCCGAAACTCTCGGCACACGTAAAGTTTGGAATGTTTGGCAACGCTGCTGCTGCCGGGCATTTACAAATCGCCATACTCTTTAAATTTTTAACGTTAAAACTAAATTTATAATCTCCGGGGCTATCCCTTTGCCCCTTTCTTTTTGCAAAGTTATAATATTTACCGGTTAATTTCTTGCATATATGGAATTTATTGTTAGTTACGGCGTGTAATACCCTTACATGCGGCATTGTATGGCTTAACATTACCGTCCGCCAATTCCTTTTCATAAATTCCGGTTAAACCGTCCTCCGGGTCGTCATGGGTATTTGCAGGAAAATCACGCAAAAACCCGGTCAAATGTTCGTGTATCTTTGGGAAACGTTGTTCCCATCCAATCGGCATTATTATTTGTGCATTTACCATCGCTGAATTTGTTATAATACGGCTTTCCTTGTTTGCCCCTTGATAAAATGGTTCTGTTACTGCTTTTATCTTTTTCCTTATAACCTTTTCAAAGCCGGAACCGCCGTTGTTACTTTCAATCCATGCTTTTTGCGTTCCGCATCTGTTTATCATATCCGGGACGGTAACGGCTGTTATTTCCGTGTTTTCCTGCGTAAATACCATGTCAGTAATTAGCGCATACAAAATCGGTTCAAACCGTTTCTTTTGTTCGTTCCATGCCTCATTACCAGATTTGTAAATGTCATAACATGCCGAAAATGTAAAGTCGTCGCCCTCGTCGGCAACGTCTGTATAATTTCCGCTACGTACATACGTCCCCCATTCGGATTTGTCAACGTATGTTCGGAACGGGTTCCGGTACAATTTGCCCTCTGCATTTCCGGGGTTGCCTTGATATAAACATTGAAATTGTACGGGGTCTAACGCTCTTTGCCCCTCCAATTTTACCCGGCTGTGTCGTCTATCCCATAACGCCGCCCCCGGTTCCCGTGGGTCAATCTCTGTTGGTTCCCCGGTTTTCAGTCCCTCAAAATTTATTCGTACCCATGCGCCCGCCGGAATATCTTTTACATCATCCCAACTTTTAATATCAATTACGGTTTCCCCGCTTTTTTCTATGCGCCCAATCAAATCATCATCATGCCAACGGGTAAACACAATTAATTCTTGGGAATCATTATGCAAACGGGTACGTACTACGGTCGTGTACCATTTCCATGCTGCATTACGTACAATCGGGCTGTTGCCCTCGGCATAATCTTTATAAACGTCGTCCAATATCGAAACGTCCACGGTTTTAGACGTCAGCGAACCGCCACGGCCGACAACACGCAATGAACCCTTACGCCCAACCATTTCTATTACGTCGGAATTTCGTAAATACGTATTAGCCATTGTTACTACGTTGGAACCGTTCAAATATGTTTCCGGAAACAATTCCCGGTATCTTGGTGTGTCAATTATTCTTTGGACATCCCGGTTAAAATCTCTCGCAATGGTTGCCGCATACGAACCGATACAAATTTTTTTGTCCGGGTCTAAACCTAACATAAAAGCGGGTAATTTGCGGCTTGAACCCTCGCTTTTCCCATGTTGGGGCGGCATTTGCACAATCATTTTTTGTATTTTGCCGTGTGCAAACATATCTAACAACGTGTAATAAACGACGTGGAACGGTTCCAATACTAAATCCGGTTGCATATACCGGGCAAAGTTTATCAGCCTATTGCGTGACGCCGCTTTTACTAATTCCCCGGGATTGTTTTTTAGTGCGGCGTACATTTTAAGTAATTGTTCTTTATCCATTTTGTTTAATTCTTAAAAATATACCATATATTTTTGTCTTACCCCCGTATTTTTTCTGACTTAAAAACCGGAAATCTTAAAAAATGACCAATTTATTGTTTCATTTTCCATTTGTCGCACGCTTTTTCCGAACGTATCATACTGTGATTTTCGACAAACGGGCATTTTAAACAAATCGGGTTCCCGGCCATATCCAAATTTGAATGTTCATAATAGAATTTACCCCAACCACATTCGCCGCACGTGTGTACGGGTTTCGGTTCGTCTTTTTTCTTGATATTATTCTTTGTTGTTCGTGCCATCGTCAATTACTCCTTTCTCTGCTAATTGTTTTTTATATTCTGCTGTTTGTAGTTTATCAGCAACCGCAAACAATAAATCCTCCGGGATTGCTGATACATCGTATTGCGGTGCATCGCCGTTTATGCTTTTTTCTATTCCCGGAATCTCAACTTTAATTGGTGCATCAAATCCCAACATCTTTGCCCGGCGTTGCTGCACATTCAAAAGCAAATCCAAAAACCGGGGGTTCCCGGCGGACGTTTCCGTTGTGGTTTCCTCATACCCGTAATATTCCGGGTTATCGCCATCCTCCAAAACTTTACGGGGCTTTGCGTTCTGTCTGTTTTTCTCTCTCGTTTTCCCGGTCTTGGAACGTTCCCACGCCTCCCACAATTCAACCTCCATTTTATCCAACTTTCGCAATTCCCGCGTAACGTAATCGTCTATATTTTCCATACGTTCACGTTTCCACTCAATTAGCAATTGTTGCATATCCCAATATACCATTTGTGTTGTTATGGTATAACCGACGCCACGCCGGGCGTTTTCCTCATTCAGTCTTTCCGAAATCTCCCTATACGTGTAACCACGTAAAAACAGATTTGAACAAAAAGCCAAATCAAACTCCCTTTGGTCTTTTGTTCGTTTGCACATTTTCGGGCGTCCGCCCCTTTGTCTTTTACTCGCTTCCATTTTTCAAACCTTTTTATAACAGTAAAGCCATTTACTTTGCTTTCCTCTCAAACGTCGCTTTCCCTTTGCTTGTTATTTTCGGGGAATTTTCGTTTTAAGCGGGTTTTGTTTGTTACTTGATACTTTTATTGTCTTTTGTATTTTCGTCGCCCTACGGGACTTATTTTGGCTTTCTTTCGTTCCGGTACCTAAACGGCAACGCCCCGGTTATAATTCCGGGGCGTTTTTTATGCCTTATATATCTTGTCCCATGTATTTGTATGAATAATTATCTTTGACGGTTCCCCGTCCTTTTTTATGGTTCTTATATCATACGAAAATTCTCCATAATCATTTGCATATATTTTTTCAATTATTCCGCTTCTGTTTAGGGTAAATATAACTTTTTCGCCTACCTTGAAAGGACAATTTGCAGCATTATAGCTTTCTACTGCTTTTTCCCTTTCTTTATCATTAAACTGCAAAGCCTTTTCCCTTATATGGTTTAATTCTGCCATTCTTTTTACGTATGTTTCTTTATCCATAACTTTATTATTTTTCTGTTGGTAAATCTACGGTTAACAATACGGGTTGCAATGGTTGGTTAAACGTCAGCATTGACAAATGTATTGTTCCGGTTTCTTTTACTCTCTCCAATTCTTCCGGGGATAACTGCCATTTGGTAATTATAAGCCCCTGCGGGTCATTGGGGATTTTCATTGCTGGTAACGGCATATATTCCGGTTGGTCTTTTGCAAATACTACATTCACGCCGGGAAATTCAACGGGTTTCATTGCCTTGCTCCTTTCTTGGTTTCTTTCTAAACTTACGTTTCTTTTCCGGTATCTCAATACGGTGTATCTCAACACGTGCGCCAAAAGCCTTTGCCTACTTTCCGGCAACTTCTTTTACTTCTTCCGGTATATCATTTTGAGGCTTTCCCGACGCATCGGCGTTTATCTGTTTTAGCAATCCGGCGATTGCTGTTTTTTCCTCTTTGTCCGTTGTCGTCTTGAAACGCTGAATCAGATTTGCAATTGGTTGCGTTCTCATAAAGTCAGCACATTTAAAACGGTCTTTGCAAATATTGCAATCATCCGGGTAATTGTGTTTTGCATCCTGCGAACTCTTTTCGTCTGCCTTTCTGAATCCGTGCCATTCGTCACGGCGGGCGATTGCTTCCGAAAATACCGCCATTGCATCAATACAAACTTGTGCCAAAATAAAATCCGGGGTATCTCTCATTTCCTTTTCTAAACTGTGCTTATTAATAAGTTCGGTTAGTTCTTGTTTAAAATCTTTTTTCATACGCTTAAACTTCTATATGTTCAATTTGTGGTAACTTCTTTATGTATTCCAACATCGCCGTTTTGCTTTCCTCGGTTTCGTCGGTTCTGTTTATTACCAACTGAATAACTTCCAAAAGAAAATCGCTATCAATACACGCATCATCTACGTCGGTAATATCGTACATCGGTTCTGTTATTTCCTTTGTGGCTTTCAACAAATCCTTTGCTAACTTTGCGGCTTTCTTGAACCTCATTTTTTCGTCCCTCTGAAAACATTTTCCCAATTTGCCCAATTTGCTTTCCGCATCAATTGCGCACGAATTAGCCATGTCAGCCAAAAGATATGCCGTATTTGTAAGGAACAACGCTTGCTTTCTTACTTCTTCTTTTTCTTCGTTTGTCATAGTATTTTGTTAAAACGTTCTTTAAAATGTTTGTATTCCTCGGCGGTCTGTCTTTCCTGCCACTGATTGCAGGCTAAACAACTGCAATGACTCATTCTGTTTTGCTCATTACAAAATCCGTCGCCGTTTATATCCTCGTTTTTAAAATTGTTGCAATTACCGCAAACCGGGCTTTCCGGTTCCTTATGTGGGTGTTTGCGCATAAATTCCGGGTTTTTCTCACGTCCTGCAATTTTAGTGTATGACATTTCCTGCAATTCTTTTTGGGAATATCCAAACAATGCTGCAATATGGAACAATACGGCGTTCAAATCTGCTAACTCGTCTATAATTTCCGACGTGTTTTCCGGTATTATTCCATTTACCAACATATCATCAGCAACAACAAACAATTCGTGGTATTCCTCTGTAAGTTTTAAAAATCTCATTTGAAAGTTTTTGCCGAAAAGTTTATTCATCTTTTCAAACAATCTCTTTTCGTCAAAGGTCAATCCGGCGGTATTGGCGTCTTTTTCTTCAAAATTAGCCATAAACGTTTGCATATCCATTTTGCCAAATTTTCCGTCCGGTGTCAATACAATAAAATTTCCCTCCGGTACGTCCAACATTACGCCGTTTTCGGTCGGGAATGAATAAACCGCCAAACCTCCGGGCGTTCTCGGAATCTGCATTGTTCCGCCTCCGGTAAAAATCTGCAATTTTTCCCAATTATCACGCTTTACGGGTAATGCACGAACTTCTAACAATCGGCGGCAATAAATATCCCCGGCGGTTTCGTCCGGCATACCTAAATTTGTGCGCAACTCATTTGGCAAATTTCCCGCCCCTTTTTCGTATTCAACAAAGAATATTGCACCACGCAAAAGGTTTTGTTCTTTAATCGTCCTTACGTCTTTTATTCTTTTTCCGTATCTGCCTTGAACTGCATATATTGCGGCTTCAATTATTCTTTCCTCTTTGTCCGGGGCGTACATTTTAAGTTCAAAGTAATTTTCTTTCTCTGTAACTTCCGGTTCTGTTCCCGTTACATCTTCAATCATCAAAAACGTTTCCGCATCAAACGGAATAAAACTTCTTTTTTCCATATCCAATTAATAAACGGTTAATAATAAAACAATCAGTCCTCCGGAAATTGTGGCGTACAAATCTTTTTTATCAAATACGCCTCCGTGTTTTTTGTTGTAAACCTCACGCAATACCCCGGTTAAAATTACTGCTATCAATGCGATAATACGTGCAATCATTCCCGGAATCCCGATAAATGAAACCAAACGCAAAACCAACATTACAACAATCATTCCCGCTATAATATGCAATAATTTATCGTGCGGGATTGATACTATTAATTGAAATATCTTTTTCATCGCTTTTTTTCTGTTATGTTATACAATTTTCTGAAATATATTACTTTGTTATCGCTCCGGCTTGTTCTGTAACATTTAAGCCCAACCGCCGGACAATCGTCTTTATGGATAACGCAACATGCGCATCTACTCAAACATACAAATTTGCCAACCTTTTCAATCAGTTTATCAGACGGTTTAACCCATCTTTCCGCAATTATTACCATACCCCGGTAAACTGCACGTTCGCCGGGGTTATATTCACGCCCGGGTTCAAACGGATGTGGTTTCTTTATTCTCATTTTCTATCGAACTAACCAACAAATCCAAATTTTCCTCTGTTCCGGAAATTGAAATTCTTGCTTTCCCTGCTCCCATTACCGCCAATTCCGTAATTGTGCAATCATATTTGCCTGCGGATTTTTGAAACTTTGCCGCCTCATTTAATGGCAATATTTTTGTTATCTCTTTCATCGCTCACGTTTTTAGTATTTTACATTACAAAGTTAATAATTTCTTTTGGTTTTTATCCATATCAGCCGGAAACCAACGGAAAAACAAAGCAATTTAATTTCAATATCTAAATAAACGTCATGTCCTTTTACGCCCTCAACCATAACTCCGGGCGTCAAATAAAATTGCTTATACTTCCACAAACTTTGCAGATACAAATAAAACCCGATACGTCCAATATGGAATCCGATTGTTTTCATTTCTCTATCTGTTTTTTTATCTGTTCCCAACTCTTTTTGTCAATTACCATTTTCCGGGGGTATTGTATTATTTCGCCCTTGGTATATACGAGATTATAGATACCCAATTGCCCCTTAATTGGCATTTCAACAACACGTCTTGGGTTGCGCATCATCCATCCGAAACCCTTTGTTATTTTTGCCCTCTTTTCCTTTGGAATCCGGGTGTTTTCCCAATCCTCCGGCGTAAACTCTTTTATCGGCTTCACGTCGTACAACTCAACCAATCCCAAAGTAACGCCGCTTTCCATTCCGGGATAAACCGGTTTTGCCGACGAACAAATAAGAACGTCGCCACGGTATGACGTTTTTTTGCTTCTAACTTCAATTGATTTTCGCCCGTAAACAACGCCGTTTTCGTCTTTGTATGCCGCCGTTACCAAATCATTTGCGTATGGCTGTTTGACGGTCAACGCACGCCAACGGTCGTGTTTTTCGGGGTCATATTCTTTGCTATTAAACTGCATAACTTTATTTTTTATCTTTCCCGGCGGGTTCCTTGTAATGGGCAAAACCAATTGGTCGTATCGGTTCCGGCTCCGGAACGGCTGCGTCCTCCTTATTGTATTCAAAAGAAACAATAACCGTTCGCCCCTTTGTCCGTGTCCCAATCAGCCGGGAACCCTCCGGGATTTGAATTTTAATTTCGTTCCTCATTCTCAAAATGGCAAATCATCTTCGTCTTGGTCGGGAATTGGCGGCGGCGGTGTTGGTGCGCCTCCCTGCTGCGTTGTTTGTCCGTCTTTCTTTGGCGACAACATCTCCATATTATACCCGTAAACTTCTGTAATGTATCTTTTTACGCCGTTGTTGTCCTCATAACTGCGGGTTCTTATTTTCCCCTCAATATAAAGTTTATTGCCCTTTTTTACATACTCTTTTGCAATCTTTGCCAATCCATTTTGCAAAACAATATTGTGCCATTCGGTGCGCTCCGGTACTTCTGTACCATTTGCCGTTGTAAATGCTCTGTCAGTTGTCGCCAACGTGAATTGCGCAACCGAACCGCCGTTGTCGAAATCTTTATACTCCGGGTCTTTTCCGACGTTACCCATTAAAATAACTTTGTTTACACTCATAGAAATATAGCTTTAAAAATCCAACTTCCAATGCTCCATAACGTCCAAATGTATGACGCAACCGTTAACGCCACGAACGTATAAAATACAATTTTATATCCGGTTTGTTTTTTGATTTTCATCTACTTAAATTTTACACCATCCAACAAATATTCTTTTTTCATATCCGACCATCCGGCGGCATGATTTATCGCTTTCCGGTCGTCGTCGTAAACAAATCCAACTATCCAACCGCCGACGTTTGATTGTTTTATTAGTCTTACCAATTTACCGACGAAAAAAGAACGGTATCGGTAATATGCTGAATTTTCACTAACAAACAAAACCCGTCTTTCTGCATTTATTTCGGGCGGATTTTCGATTTGCGGGCGTTTCTCCCTTTCCGGGTACCTTTGTACCCTTTTAAAATCATTTTGGATTGAACGGCGGGAAATTGCCCCGTAATCGGGTGTTCTTTTTTTCGTCCTCATATTTTCAAACTTCTGTATTCGTTTTTAAGCAATTCAATAATCCGGACGTTGCCCGGATATATACGCATTTTCGTTTTATCCCCATTCTCCCAACATGAATGATGTTCAAAACATAGTATATTTATATTTCTTGCATCATGCGCCATTTCGGGAAACGCTCCACGGGTCAATATATGCGAAGAATAAACGGCGGAATAATTCCGTAACGGCTTTAAACATTCCTCGCATCTGTGCGGCTTATGCTCCCAAACCCACCGGAAAAACCGTTGGTTGGCAACGGGAATGTCGCCACGTCCTAAAACGCAATGCCCGAACAATTCCCGTTGTAACTCAACACGCAACCGTATATCTAACCGAAAATTACGAATATCCAATAACGGCTCGTAACCACGTGCAACACAATATTCATATTCGCAACGCTCGGTCAACAATATTGGCTCCATTACATATTGTCTGTATCGTCCGCCGGGTCTGCCATTTCCGGGAACATATCATTTTCATTTTCGTTGTCTGCATCATTTACGTAAACTAACGGGTTTGGTTCCCCATCAGCCCCGAACAAATCCATTTGCGCCTTTTTGCCCTCAAACAGAAATTCGTAAACCTCGTTTTCAATATCGCAAACAATGTTTTCCAACTCTTCCTCAAAACCGAACGTTTCAACGTTGTATTTCATTCGTGGGGTGTTGATTGCTGTTTTCTGATTGTTTGATACGGTAAACAATCCGGTTAAAACGACGCCTACGTTATCATCTTGCCCCGATAAAGAAACGCCCCTAACCTCTATATTGCCCAAACATTCTTCCGCAAATTCGGCTGCAATATCTGTTTGTTTCTTTGTTGCTTTAAACTCCGGCGTTGCCATCATGGTTTTAAATGACGTTATGTTGAATACACGTCCCATAATCGGGCGCAAATCATTAAACAAATGACGCAAATCCGAGTGTATGTCTTTTGCACTCAATACATGGTATTTGTTCGTGTAACTCTCATTTCCGACAACTTCCGTTACTTCATAATGTACGTCTAACCCGCCATCTTTCAATAACTTTACTTTCGATAATGAAAACTTTTCCTTTGTAGGAATCGGCATAACATTTTGTTTTTTTTCGCTCATAATTTTTAATCTTTATTGTTTCCCGGTTCCTCCGGGTCGGTTTCTTCTTGGAAATACTCGCACGGTTCATCATCAGCACAACGACCGGACAAACAACATACCGGATAATCCACGCAATCAATGCACATTTTTTTTTCGTTCATAATTTAAAAGTCTGTTTCATTTAACAATTTTGCAACCTTGTTTTCCGGCTCTGCATCCGGTGTAAATATCGGTTTCGGGCCGTGAACTAAAACTTCCCTTTTTACCTTTTTGGTCTTTGCGGGTTCCGGTTCCGGGTTAAACTTCAATTGTTCCGCCGGATATTCTTTTGGTTTCAGTTCTATAATACCATTTTCCACCAAAACCGGAATACAACGTTTGCAGGCTTTCACGTCCTCCAACGCATCATGCGCCGGGAATGTTTCGCCGGGGAAACACTTGTTGTAAAGTTCCTCCAATTTCGGATATTTGCCCGGACGTCCGTCTGCATACAATGCGCCAACAAATTTAATTGTTTTCATCATCGTATCAATTCGTTTGCCCTTAAACAATGCGTCCTCCGCTTTTGCGTCGTAATACTCACGCCACATAATTCGCAATATCATTGCTTTTACAATTGACGTATCAAAGTAAATATTGTGTCCTACCAACAAACGGGCTTTTTCGCAATCCTCCAAAAATTCGTCTATAATATCAGCAAATGGGACGCCCTCGGCGTTTGCTCTCTCTGCTGTAATTCCGTGTACCTCAATTGAGGCCTCCGGTATTTCCCACCCCTCCGGCTTTATGATAAATGAACGTTCCTTTTCGTTTACCGCCCATGCCAATTGCACAATATTTGGAAATTCCGCAAAACCAACGTCCCATTTTGCGCCCTTTGGGGGCAACCCGGTTGTTTCACAATCGAACGTCAAAACATCTTTCATAATGTCGTTTATCTCATTTCCTTTGCTGTCTTTCAATGTTACTTTTTTCATAATCAAATTTCATTTGGGTCTGCTATATATATATAATATTCTTCACTTGCAAGTTGTTTTAAAAATTCAATATGTTCTATTAATTCCGCATTGCTCAACTCTGCAATTGTCCGCAACCGGGTTTCATATTTCCCGGTGTTAATATCCGGCGTTTGCTCATACATAACCGGGGACAACTCACGCAAACGGCGTTCCGTCTGCTCCTCTGTCAGACGTTCGCCCGCCTCCCAAATTCCGGTTCTAAACGTTGGTACAACGTAATTGAAATAATACCCTTTCAAAGCCTCCGACGAACCGGGAGACGCAACGGTAAAACGTGCAATTATTCGGCTTCCTTTGTGCATGGCAAAGAATTGGTTCAACTCTCCCATGTAGATTTGTAAACCGCCGTTATTATTAATCATTCCCGTTGCTGTTATCTCTCTTTTCCTCATTGTCTTTCTTTTCTTGGTCAACAAATTGTTTCATTGTCTTATTAAAAGCCTCTCCGCCTACATTCAAAATAAACGTTCTTTCACTGCTTGAATACCCATACAATTTTTTATCCATCGCCGACGCATAAAGAACGGTCATTTGTCCCGGTTCAAAAACTCCTTTTTCCTGCAATCGGTCTATCGGGTGTCGTTTTAATGGGGCGTTTGCGCTTATTCTTGCATTTCTCCGGATGTTTTCCAAATCGGAAATAACCACCTTCAGATTATTATAAAATTCGGGTGTTTTCAAAACGTCCGAAATTGTCATTTCTTTAACTTCCATATTGTTTTGTTTAAGGGACGCCGGGAAACCGACGCCCCGGTTAATTACTCGTTTTCTGTGTATTCCTCAATAATTAAATCCTGCTGTCCCCTTACAACACTTTCAATAAAACCTTGGAATCCCTCTTTTTTTGCCAAATCCAAAATTGCCTGCAATCTCTTTTGTCCCAAACTTTCGCCCCTCGCAATTCTGAATACCTTAACCGTTGGGTTACTTGCAATAATCAGTTTTGCGGCAACCTCCATTATTTGCGAATCTGAAACCTTTCCGGCGACAAATGGGACGTCATTTAATACTAACCCATCATCACTAAACGAAAGCCCGGAAATCGGCAATTTCGCCGACGAAATAAGTTTTTCACGCTCGGCGGATAATTCCTCAATTTCTGAATCCATCTTTTCCGCTTCTGATTTTTTGTCGTCTGCTTGTTTTTTCTTTGAAAGATAATCGGCAACCTTTGCAGCCATTTTGTTGTGTTCCTCGGCTTTTCTCAACTGCTCGGCTGTATCTAATTTTTCCGGGTTGTTTTCTTCATAATTAGCCAACCATTTTTCGGCATTTGCTTTTCGTGCTTCATAATCTGCCTTTTCACTTTCTATTTGTGCAATAGCTTCTTTGTAAAGTTTTTCAGTTCTTTCTATCGCCTTTTTAGCTTCTTCAATGGCTTTTTCGTATGTCGCTTTTGCCTCTGCTAAACGTTCCGGAATTTCTTCCAACTGCTTTTTTCTTTGCTCCAAAGCCGAACGAACGGTTTTTGCTTTTTCTATCAATTGGGCGTTTTCGGCTTGTTCTTTCATCAGTTCCGTAATGTCCTTTTGTTTGGCATACGTTTTCAAATCCTGCGTTGTCAATCCCTGCCCGGCTGCATCTGATATTGATTTGTAGGTTTTCAAATCTCGGTTTACTCCGGTACGTTCTGTTTTAAGCCCGGCAACGGTTGTATCAATTTCGGCAATCCTTGTTCTTACTTCTTCCGGCAACAAAGACTTTACAACCTCAATTTGCTTTCTGCGTCCCTCGGCGGTTTCCGACCAACGGGAAAATTCCACGGCGTCAAAATCTGTATAACCGAAAATCTTTTGTAACATAGAAACGTTATCACTTTTCATTCCGGTTGTCTTTGATTTAATTGATAACGTGCCACGTGGGTTTGCCTTTGTAAACTTCAATTCAACCTCGTATTCCTCGCCGTCGTCTCCGACAATCATTTTTGCAAAACCTTTGCTTTCTCCGTTCTTCAATACGGCGTCACGGTTCCCGGTCAACAAAGCCCCAATTGCTTTTAATACGGTTGATTTTCCCAACTCATTATCTCCGGTAATGAAATAAACGTTACCGTCGAAATCTGCGTTAAACTCTTTAATTACTTGGAAATTTACCAATTCTAATTTCTTTACTATCATAATGCTCTCGGTTTGTGCCTTTCGGCGGTTAATATTATTTTTTTGTTTCTCTCATTCTTTGGTATATCATTGTTTTCACCTTAACAAGTGCGTCCCGGCTTTCTTTCGCTTCCTCAACCGTGCAATTAGCAATGAAATTTTCCAAACGCTTGTATAATTCGTTCAACTCTTTGTCGCTCATTGCGTGCCGGATTGCTCCTACTTCATCAACAAACTTTCCCATCTTTACAAATCCTTTTAAGTTCTTCCAAATCCTTACGTTTCGGTTCTTCTGCGTTCTTGGTCGCATCAATCAAAGGCATATTGTTTGTTGTTGTCGTCCATCTTTTACCCGTTGCCGGGGACGTGTAAGTTACTTTGTAATATCCGTGTCCGGCAATCTCAAAATCAAAATCGTAAATCGTTGTTTTCATAATAAAATGTTTACTTTCCGGGAACCCGCCCGGTCGGTGTTTGTCATACTTTGAAAGATTTTGGCTTTATAGCTTCATTTAATCGGTTACCGAACCATCATTTAACCCTTTGTAGATACCGTTGCTTACTTTCTACTCTTACGAACTTAATCTTTCAACAGTCTTTTTGCATTTTGGTTAGACTGTGGGGTCTTTCATTGTTTGACACTGCAAATATACGCATAACATTTTAACTACCAAAATTTTTTCTTTTTATTTTCAAGAAAAAACAATAAACCCGGAACGTTATACATTCCGGGCATAAATCAAAACAGCCTCATTTGTTTATCTGTTATTTTAGCAACAATTGCATCAACTTTGCGTTCTAAACGTTTACACGTTTCCAATATTTCCGGTCTGCGTTGGGCAAAATATCTGCGTTGGTTATGTCGCATTTGTCGAATTAACTCGGCGAACTCTTCCAACGTTATTTTTCCCGGATTTTCGATTTGCGGGGCTTTTTCTTCTTCCATGTATATTTTATCCATTTTGTAATTAAAATCGCTCTACGTGGCTAAAACAAACGTTCGTGCATATTGCTTGGTAAATTCTGACGCACCCAACCGGGGTTGTTGCGCAAAATGTATCGTCCAAAGTGCATTATCAACGTGGCGTCGGCGTTCCACAATGTCGGTTTCAATTCCGGGTACAAATTCCCGGCAATCTCTTTGTATCTGCGTTTTCGCTCGCTCTTTTCCTCCTTTTTCTGGCTTATCTTTGCCCGCAACTTCAATTCGTTTTGCCATTTCATAGGATGCGCCATAACAAACGGAACATCGCAAACTGAAATGATTGCTTTCAACTGCTCAAAGTTTGCCATCATCTTTTGTATTCGGTACAACTTTCCCATATTGACGCCATCGGCACCCGGCGTTATATCATCCGGGCGCACGCTCAATTTTTCCAGAAAAATGATCGGCGAACAAATGCTTTTCAGATACTCCAAATAATTACGCAATTCTGTTAAATCCTTTGGCATTTTCATTGCTTTTATATTTTGGTTGGGGCGCCATGTTACAATACCGCCATTGCTTCCCGGGTCAATTCCCACTACTGCTGAAATTCTTATATTTTTTTCCATATATAACCTCCCGCTTTCTTTGATATCCCTTTTATATTATTTGAAATAGATGTTATAATTTTCATAATTAAAATAAAACTTGCTGTCTTTGAAACTCAATTAATCTTTTCTTTGCTTGTTCATAATAAACCGGGTCTTTTTCAATTATAGTTAAAACAAAGCCCAATTTATGTGCGGCTATTGCATGGCTCATACTCCCGCCGTGTGTATCCAATATTTTTTGTCCGGGTTGCGCATAATGCAATAAAACCCATTCATATAATTTTATTGGTTTTTCTGTTGGATGGAACGTCTTTTGTTTAAGTAACTCAACTCTATTAATAATAATTCGACGTAATGCCCTATCAAAAGAAGTATATGCCAATTCCCCATCGCTCATTGTTAAATTTTGTCCTTTATCCCAAAATATCCATCCCTTTGTAGGCTTTAAATATTGAACAAAATAATTTCCTCCAAAAATTACTTGATTTTCTGATACACGAAATAAATTATCAAAATAATCTTTTCCGGGAATTTTATTGTCCCATCCTCTATCTTCAATGAATTTTCTTTTGTGCTTTACATTCTTAGGAAATGTTTCTCTTTGCCCACTTCTATTAATACCGTATGGCGGGTCAACAATTGCCAAATCAAAAGATTTATCACTTTGGGATTGCATAAACTCCACGCAATCCCCGTTTATTAATGTTATGTTTCCACATTTTTCAATTTTCATCTTTATATCCTCCCGCTTTTGTAAAATAACCTATTACGCCAATTATAAAGCAAACAATAAATAGTTCCATATTTAAAACTTCATGTAGTTATCAACTTGCATTTCCTCGGAAATCATCCGGTCAAATGCTTTTATAATCTCCTTTTTCCGGGCAACCTCAAACGCCGTAAAATCAATTTCCGGGCTTTCGGTTCCTTTTCGGCGAACTTGAAACGCTGTATATTGGTTTATCATTCCACGGGCTACACGCTGCATATACCGGGCAAACGCTTCTTTTCGGTCGTCCTCTTTAACTTGTACATCATCAGCCAACCCGCATTTTTGCAACCATTCATACAAAAACATATCATCAGTTAGCCCCAATATTAATTTCCCGGTGTATTTGTAGCAAAGGAAAATATAACGGTTCCGCCATTGTCTTTGTATCTCAAATCTCCGGATTTGCTCCGGCGAAATTTCATTGTTTTTTTCCGGTATAGCTTTGTATGCTTTGTCAATTACATCTGTCTGCTTTTGCTTGTATGCTTTCAGAATCTTTGCAAAGTAATCGGCGTTGAACTGTTGATAATGGTTTTTGTCCGGATTCCCTTGTTTATCTTTCGGCAAATATTCGTCTAACTCTCCGGTCGTCGCCAATTCAAAAGCCATCTTAATATCAGCCAACGTCATATCTGAGTAATAACGTTTCAGAATATCCAACAACCGGGATTGTATATAATTCCAATCATTTTCATTCTGTGGTATTATATAACCAACGTCTATTGCTATACGCTTAAACAGTAACGAAAGATTTTCAACTAATTTTGCATCGTCAATTTCCGCAATTGGTGTTTTTGTTGACGCTGCGAAAACATATTTTTCAACTGGGTTTAATGCTTTGGCAACCTCCGGCAATTGCACCATTCTACGGCGTACTTCAATGGCTTTTGTTCCGGGCTTGGTATTATATATTTCTAACGCCGTATTTTCTTTTTTTTCAATTGCTCCCATATCAATCAAAATCATTGTTTAAATACTTCATCATATCCGCAATTTCTTTGCTGCTTTGCTGCTCTGTCTTTACGGAACGTTTCATTTTTTCCCATTTTTCGTATTTTTCGGGGGTTGAATCATATTCTAACGCCGCCCAACCTTTTGAAATGCTTTCTTTTATCAGAATAAGCGCAAATTCTTCCGGGTATTTACTCAAACCATTTAAGTTTGCTTGTATCGCTGAAAAACTCTTTTGCGACGTTCTCCATTTCGGTTGACACATCAAAATATAAAAGTTCCGTTTAAATTCATCGCTATCAAATGGGAATACAAGTTTTGCAAAGTAATTATCAACTTTATCAATTACTTGTTTTCTGACGTCCAACAATTCCGGGGTAAACCCATAAACAATACTTGCTTTAACTGTTTTTTCTTCGTTGAAAAAATCGGCTTGTGAAAATCCGTCCGGATTTTCTTTAGATGCTTTAGCATCTTTCTTTATAGTGTTATTAATATTATTATTATTAATATTATAGTCTTGTAGTCCGTTTTCGGACCGATTAAAGTCCGTTTTCGGACTGTTGTTTAGTCCGTTTTCGGACTGCTGTATATT